TGGAGAAGTCGCTCCACACACCAGCCTTCGGGCCAGACATATGGACGCGCAGGGATTGACCCTTCTCGCCACTTAACCCACCGACACAGTACTCAGCGCCGTTGATGATGCCAGCCGGAAGGATGTGGCGGAGGCTTGCCAGCATGTTGCTGTTCAGCTTCTCTGAAAGTTCACGCAGGTCCATTTGCGATCTCCTTCAGTTCTTTGCGCAGCACAGAGACCTGCTTGCGGGTCTTGGCTGCGTAGGCTTTGTCTTCGTCTGACCCAGCCTCAAGCGCAGACCAGTTGTATCCAGCCCACTGCGCGGTGAACCACTGGAGATATGTCTTCCGGTCTTTGTATCCCTCCGGCGTGGGGTATTCAGCTTCGCCAGCACTAGATGGCTTGCGGTAGCTGCGACGAACCCAATTGCGCCATGTGGCTAACCAATCAGACTTTACGCCCCTAGCCGAAGAGTCGGCAATCCAGTGGTCGCGGAACACCATTGCTTCCGCCGCCACGTCTCCATCAGTCCAGTTAAGTTCTGTCTTAGCGAACTCCACATACTCTACCGAAGGTATCCAATCTTTGGGTAAGCGCGTCCCACGCGCAGTAGTAGTATTAAGTTTATTTATTTTATTATCTTTATTCCCTTTATTCCCTTTATTGTTCTGTGGATCACTCGTGTCGCGGTCATGTCGCGGTGCTGTCGCACCCGTGTCGCAAGCACCCTGATAACTGTCGTAATTACATATAGTTACGACGTTGACCCCTGTCGCACTGGTGACTCGCACCATGTCGCAGTCGCTGAGGCGTTTGAAGAAGCGATTTGCCCAATCTTTATTGCGCTCAAGACGCTCGGCTAGGTCTCGTGAAGAGATAGCAACCTGTCCACGTTGAAGGCTTATGATCTTGTCTTTGTAACGGACCTTAACGTCTTTCCACGATGCCTTCATAACCAGCAATGCAAAAGCCATCGCCTCAGCATCTGTTCTGAATATTGGGTTCTGCAAAAGCTGCCGATAAATTAAAACGTAGCCACCTTGGTGCGGTGAAACAGTACTACTAGTATCCATAAAAAATAGTCCCCGTACATGTTCGCCCAATTGGAAGACGGCAGACCACGCGAAGAAGGGATTCATCGCTTGGGCGAACGCGGCTTTTCGGGTGCTACCCTAGCCGTCTTCTGTGCATAAATTTACCTAAGAATTATTTTTATGCAAGAGGGAACGCGCAGTATTTTAATAATTTTATTTTTTTTATCTGCATAAACATTCCGTAATGTCATAATTTGTAGCCAAATGTAAATTAACGCTACGGAATGCTAATGTTCTTCTTGTGTTCTCAATTAAGATCAGCTAGTTTTTTGTGACTCAAAAGACACACAGCACAACTCATTTAAACACATTCTTATGTATCGCTTGTGTCTAATCTTTTGGGTGGTAACGTGCGTTATCAATACGGAGATGGACATGGGATTAGAAACTACGATTAGCGGCAGCATCAACACTTTTGATGCTTTGCCAGAAGAACGCGCCAAGCAGATTTGGCAGAGGCTCTCCGCAATAAACGTCAACGATAATGTCGAGAAGAAAGCAGGTCACAACTACCTGTCTTGGGCATGGGCTTGGGGGGTTCTCATGGACAATTTCCCTAACAGCCATTTCGTCTTTGAACGGACGGACTCCGGCAACGAAGTTTTTGAGATGACTGACCGTTCATGCGAAGTTCGATGCATCCTCAGCATCAACGGCATTACACGCACTATGTGGTTGCCGGTTATGGATCACCGCAATGCCGCCATTAAAAATCCAGATGCACGCGCACTTAACGATACGAAGATGCGTTGCTTGGTAAAGGCGATGTCGCTGTTTGGTTTAGGCCACTACATATATGCAGGTGAAGACTTGCCGGATGCAGCTAAGACGCCGCCAAAAGCAGAAGAGGCAACGCCCAACACGGCGCTGGATGACCAAGACGCTCTTATAAAATTGATTTCTGACGCCAAGACGGTTGATGAATTGAAGGCTGCATATGCCAAGGCATCCAAGTACGCGAAGAACCGCAGTGATGCGCCAATGCTTGCTGCGTTTACGACTGCCAAGGATATGATGAAGGTGAAATTGGCGTGAACGCCGCCCCGCAAAAATCAGAGGCATGGTTTAAGGCTCGTATCGGTGTAGTAACCGGAAGCCGTGTAGGATCGATCATTGGTGTCAATCCATACCAGACTGCCAACGAAGTTATGCGGGACATGGTTCGCGAAACATTTGGCGCGGAAAAAGAATTCAACGGCAACGCCGCCACCAATCACGGTGAACGCATGGAACCAGTTGCTAGTGCCTTCTATGAGAAGATCACGGGCAACAAAGTCTTTGAGACCGGCATCATCATGCACGATGACTACCCGTGGCTTGGGGCTAGTCCGGATGGCTTGATTGGGATCGACGGCGGTCTTGAGATCAAGTGTCCGTATTGGGCTAAGGCTCCATACTCCGTTCATGAGAAGCCATCTTACTACGCGCAGTGCCAGCATGTGATGGCGGTGTGTGACCTACAATGGATGGATTTCGTCTGCTACATTAGCGAAGAAGTCTACCTTCTGGAGCGGCTGGAACGTGAGGACGGTTGGTTTGAAAAGAACCTTCCTAAGTTTGAATCCTTCCACAAAGAGTATCTTGAGATTGTAGGCGATGAAGAGAAGGCAAAGCCTTTCCTTCAAAATGAACTTTCCCTGATTAAGGATTCGCGTTCGGATCGAATGTCTGAAATTTACCTTCAGATTAAAGAAATTGAGAAGGGTGTTGTTCCTCTAAAAAATGAGTTCGACGCGCTCAAAAAGGAGCTTGGGGAGGAGTTTGGCTCATTCCGTACAGGAAAGATCAAAGTTTTACGGGTGGAGAAAAAGGGTGCGGTTGACCACGCTGCTGTATATATGGCGCTTGGCGTCGAGACGCAGCTAGAAAGCAACGGCAAGTCGCTAGAAGATTTCCGAAAGGAACCTATCGTTAGTTACAACGTAACACCCGTTAAGGAATAAAAATGGCTAGAATTAAAAAGGACGGCCAGAATCGTCTGGTCCAAACAACTATTGATGATGCGACTTATCGCGCTCTTTGCGAGAGGTCAATCTCAGAAGACCGGCCTATTGCTGGAGTAATCCGGCAGGCTATAACCCTCTACCTTGCACACTTAGATCGTCTGCGGCGGGTAGATTTACAATGAAGAAAGGCCTAAGTGATGGCATACGAACCAAAGCCGAATACGTTTTCACTCTTTCGCGACAGCGATGAGCGCATCGAAGAGCGTAAGAATTTTTACCGCGAAAAGGGTTGGGATGAGGCAAGTGTCCCCATCTACTCAGGAAGCTTCCTTCTGGATACCGGCGAGACGCTTGGAATCGAAGCGAAGGTAATTGACGGCGCGAAGGGAAAGTTCTTCTCTGGCCGTGCGTGGAAAAAGAAGGCAAGCGCCGCACCTGTACAGAATTCTGTACAAGTTGACTTGGATGACGATTGCCCATTCTAATTAACCCAATGGGGGGTGGCTCTCCACCCCCTTATTTATAGGCTAGCACATGTTGCTAATGGTTCGAAAGGAAGGGACGGCTATCTACGGAGGCACGTCTCTTACCGAAGACTTTGAGCAGACGTTTGATCATGCGATCCGCGTCGACGAGATTACTGACGGCATGCATGTGAGCATGACGATCACGCGCAAAGATGGGTCTACACAGATTCTGCGCCTTTCGCTTAACGATGACTATGTACTCGACAATGTCCTGCAGATTGTTCTCGTTGATGTGCTGAAGCAGAGTGCTGGAGAGAGTGCTATGTCTGCGCGTTTAGGCTTTGCTGCTCCCCAAAACTACAAGCTGGTTAGGGATAACGCCATCAAAAAGACAGCTTAAGAATGGAGGCTTTATGGAAAAGACTTGGACTGATGCGTCACAGAAATGGCTTGCGGGTAGAGATCACCGAAAATGGGTGAAGCAAGAACGCCACTATGTGGAAGTTCTCACCGCCCTAAAATCTGGCGGAAAAACTCTTGGAGACACACCGCTAACCGCCATCACCAGAGGCGTTGTATCTGACATGCGCGAAGAGCTGATGAGAGACAGGGGCGTATCTACCGTCAATAGATACCTGACAGTCTTTCGTGCCGTCCTCAATGTGGCGCGGGATGAATGGGGGTGGATCGATACCTGCCCCAAGATCAAGCGGATGGAAGAACCTAAGCGCGTTCGATACATAGAGAAGGAGGAAGCACAGCGCCTTCTAAAGGAACTGCCTCCACACCTTAAGGATAAAGTGATCTTTGCTCTCTCGACAGGACTTCGCGATGCTAATGTGCGCGAACTGGAGTGGGATGAGGTCGACCTTATCAACCGGATGGTCACGATCCCGCCGACAAAACACAAAAGCGGCGCGAAGACAGGACTACCACTGTCGATCCCGCTGAACGACACAGCTTGGGAAGTACTGAGCAAAAAGTCCATCGCCAAGAACCGCAACGAGAAGTGGGTCTTTGTATATGGCGGCAAGCCAGTACACCGCAGCGGGACGGTGGCGTTTAGAGAGGCGTTGAAGAGAGCCGGTATCGATAATTTCCGTTGGCATGATCTGCGCCATACGTGGGCCTCATGGCATATCCAGAAGGGTACGCACACAGCAGCCGTGCGCGAGATGGGCGGCTGGTCTGATGACCGGATGGTTCAACGATACGCCCACCTCTCGACAGAACATCTGCGCGGTGTCGCCGACAATATAGGTACGCTATAAGAGATACACTTTGGAAGTCCGTGTATCTTAGAAGCCCTCAGCCTTACGGTTGGGGGCTTCTTTTATTTCCTCTTATAGTCTGCCACTTGCTGGTTGAACTCATTCATCAGCATCTGCTGCTCTTCGATGACGGCATCTATCTCTGACTGAGGAGCGCCGTCTGCCTTTAGTGCCTTACGCTCCTTGTTCAGCTTTGTGACGTCCCTCTCATACCGCTGCGCATCCATGTAGAAATTGGCTTCAGGGTAGTCTTTGAGATAAGAGGCTGTATCCTTGCCGTCTTCTTCCATGCCTTCGATTGAACGCTTATGGCCGTTCATTTCCTTAACACCTTGATAGAAGCGGTTGGATACAGCAGCCGCTTCGTTGGCATCACCGATCATGCGCCCAACGATGGGTATCTTGTAGTTGGGCAGGTCTTCCCCTGTAGCTACAGCCTCTGCGGTTGACACGGTGTTAAGCACCAGACGGCCAACGCCACCTGTTGCTTGTCCAATCATGTAGTCGATCACGTCGCCCGTAGGACTGATTGCGCCAGCGGTGTATCCGTTGCCTCCGGCAATGTAGTCGATGGCCGTTGAGATGGCTGCGCCTACAGCACTGACGCCCTCACGGTTCCGACTTGGGCCAGCGGTAGGATCATTGGTGTTAAAGTCTTCTTTATAAATTTGGCGACCAGCAAAGTCTTGGTTCTCGCCAAGCGCCACAAGCGGATCGGCAAAAGTTGGGGCGATTGTCTGAGCGGACAGTCCAGCATTACCGACGGGGTTGAAGGCATCTGCAAACATCCCAAGCAATCCGACCGCCTGTACCCCAACGCTCTTGTCGCTCATCATAAACTCGACAGCCCTGCGGCTCATGGCTGGGATGGCGTGGAAGCCAAGTGGCATTGGGAAGGCAACGTACTTTCCGCCGCCAAGCGGGATGATGAAGTTCTTGTCCTTCAGCCACTCTGGTTCGTCTTCAAGTCCTGCCGCTGCCAATGCCATAGCTTGCGCCACGCCTAACAGGAGGCCACCCATGACGATCTTCTTACCGGCGGGTCCGGTGAGTGTTTCACCAAGACGCGCAGTACCTTGGACAGCGGCATTGAAGAAGGCGTAGAGCGCCCCAGCCTGCGCCGTCATTGCACCCTTACGGTTGAAATTGACGGTCAGGTTCTTGGCTACGCTTGCGGCCTCTGCCTTCGAAAGCCCCATGTCGAGACCTTCTTTATAGGCCGACAGACGGACACCATTTTCGATGGCTTCGTTGAAGTCAGACAACCAGTTTAATACAGGGCCACCTGTTTTGGTCGCAACCTGACGTAGCTTGCTTCCGCCGGTCAGTTCGTTCTCAATTGCATCAGCGCGTTCTGTTGATGATGTAAATAGATCACGGTATCCGGTCTTGCCGCCTTCGTTCTCAAACTCTTCTGCCAGAGCAGCCCAATTTGTAGACGCAGTCTTACCGCCCCGCTCTGCGCGGAGGTCACGGTACATACCAATCGTTGCAGGCAGCGCGTTTGCAATAACACTCTTCTGCTTACCGGCAAGCGGGGTGGTGGACAGGTTAAGTGCAGCGCCCTGCAAGTCACGCATCAAGTTGTACAGGCCGAAGGCGGGGTTGTACTGCGTGTTGATAGCGGCAAGATAACGAGTTACCTTCCCAAAGCCGTTCATTATCGAGCCAAGCTGTGCTGCCCCTACTGCCTTCAACGACTCTACCAAACGCTTGGAGCGTGGGTTGCGCGTATTGAAGATGACGAACTTGTCTTCGCCATTGATGCGCGTCGCCATCACGTTTGGTGCATTCATGAACAGTGAGTTTGGCGCGTAGGTCACACGTCCGCTGTTCGGATCAATGAACCTCTGTGTTGGTGATCCCATGACGTTCTCTGCGTCTGGTGGGGTCATGCCAAAGTCGATCAGCTTCTGCTTTGCCTTAGCTGCATCTGCACTCTTTGGATCGATGACATACCAGAAAGAGTCATTCGGGTTCTGAAGCGCCATCGCAACCAGCGAGTTGCCGATCCGGTTGCGCTCGCCACGGCTGATAATCTTCTCACGCTGCATGGCAACGTTGGCAAGGATGTCCACTACGCTAAGGTTTGAACCAAGAGCGCGACGCGATGAGCTACCGCGCACAGACATGCCATTGCCTCCGACAGCAGCGCCATCAGCTTCTTCAAAGCCTTCACGCTGAAGTGGCACATAGCTCTGATAGGTCTTGTTCCAAGTGTCGATGGTCTCTTGTGTCTCTAGACCGTACTCGACCATCAGCTTCTGCGTGTTGGCAATGATAGCGTCTACGCGATTGGCAAGGTTCTCAAGTTGACGGCGACGAACATTAGGCAGGCCGTTGAGATACGAGTCCACTTGCGCATTGGTAAGGCCGGAGCCGCCATCTGGCATTTGGTCGTTGATCTTGGCAATTTGAGCATTCCGCTCCTTCGCGTGACGCGCATGCAAAAACTCATCGATCATCTTGAGGCTGACACCCTTAGACTTCATGTCCTCAATTAGAGGAGCCAGTTCTTTCTTTAGGAACTGCTTTGACCGCTTTGCAGCGCGGCCATAGTATAGCTCTTCGTTACGGTACACATTGGCCTTGTCATCGATCTGACGGCCAGAGGCAGTGATGCTCTCCTGTACGCGCTTAAGGTCGATCAACTTGTCCTGCAGCTTGAAGATCACGTCATCAGTGCGGGTCGGCTCTGCGCCACCAAAGTTGTAATTGTCTGCCGTAAACGATGGAGCAGGACGCAGAGCCGCTGGCCCTTGACCTGCCCTTAGCGCACCACGGCGACCAGAGTAATTAATGCGCGGGTCTTGCGGATCAAAGTTGCCGTTGTTCTCTTCGGCAGATTTAATCTGTGTTGGCGTAAACACAGCGTGTTCATGTCCGTCAATAATGCCGTCAAAACCACCAGCCTTTACCGTCGCCTGATGCGCTGCTCCGTTCCCGTTAAGGGCTGTGCCGCTAACCTTCTTGTTACTACGAAGATCAGCTACCTTACCGTCAAACCAGTTGGCATCAGACTGTGCATCTAGCTGTCTGTTGGTTTTGATAAGCTGTACACGGTACTCATCAAGCATCTCTTGAGGAATGTTTGTTTCGCCAACTACGAACGGCTTTTCCATCTTAAGGTATGCAGAGACCGTGTTGGGGCCATAGCCACCAGCCATCGATTTTGATGTGCTAAAGAAGAAACCTTTTATGTTCCCACGATTGTTTTTACTTTCGACGGTCTCGCTGAAGGCATCAATGTCTTGTTTCGTGCCATGATAAACGACAAGAGGCTCGCCATTGTCATCAACAATCTTGCTATCGCCAAACCAAGCATCAAACTTAATTGCACCGCGCCGACCAGAGTACTGGACGTTACCGGCAGCATCTTTCTGAGCTTCTACGGCTGCATTATAATCCTCAATCATTGGGCCTTCGCCCTTAGAGTAAAATCCACTGCGTTGAGAATCGTGGTACATAAACACAACGTCAGGCTCGCCATCGTTGTAATCAGCAAATGTTTTCTTATCCCAATTTTTGGGGGCTTGTTCTTCACTCCATCTTATCCGCGCCGCCACCTTAAAGCCAGCGGTTGAGTAGATGGAAGGAAGGACGGTATCGAACGCATCAAGGCGTCTAGCGCCAAGCCACACCGCCATGCGAGCAAGGGGAATTGCAACACCGCGCTGATCGGATGATGGGTGCTTGAACACCGACACAAGATCATCGTCCTTTAGAGCAAAGCCAGTTAGCCCATCCTCAGTGAGGAACAGGCGCATGTCTGTATATTCGGCTTGGTCGTAGACTTGCACTGCAGCGCCAGCCTTATTGGCTTTCTGCGCATCAGAGATAAGGCGGTGATACAGCTTCGCGGAAGCGGTCCCACTGGTCAGTTCAAGGAACTTAGGGGCATCAATACCAATTACAGAAAAAGCGTTCTTTACCTTTACTGTGTGGCTGTATGTCGCAACAACAGGTACGCGACCCTCTAGATTCCGCGCAAGGTTTCCGCCAGATTTTCGGCTGACATGTTCGGATGATCTTCCAGAAGCGTTTGACCCATCGCCATCAAGAATGGGGAACTCTTTATTGAGTCGGGTAATGATTGCATCTTGGATGAAGCGTCTTGCGTCCCTTGGCGAGAAGCCACCAGAGGAGCTAGATTTTCCGTCAGTTTCTTGATTGACGGTTTCCCCGCCCAAAACTCTTCCTGATCCTTGTCCCCCTCCTGTCGCGGGTTGTATGGAGGCGTTGATTTGCTCATCTGTAAATCCTTGTTTCTTGGCAATGCGGACAAACTCATCGTAGTAGCTGGTTTCGCCAGCACTACCTGCACCGTCGGCACCCTTGCCCTTTTCCCTTACACCAAACTTCTTAGACCATAGGCGCTTTTCAGGATACCATAAAATAGCTTGAAGGTCGGCGTTGGTAATGTCAATCTTTCCGCGCTTTAGAATTTCTTGCGCCTTTGAAACAATATCTCTGATCCAAGTGCGCTGCCAATCAGCCTTTGGCGCATCCTTTGTATCTTCAAAGCTACCAATCAGGCGCTGCGATGCGAGTGCAACTTCAGACTTAACCTTCTTGCCACTGTCGTAGTCAGCGCGATTGACTTTAAAGTCTTTCTCAAATGCTTTAGCTTCAGCCCTAGCAACCTCAACAAGCTCTCCACCATAAGCGTTGGTTGGACGGCCATCTTCGGCCAATGCTTTAGTGAGCCGCTCCTCCTGCTCTTGAACTAGTTCAGGGCTTGCACCAATCAAGTCGCCGGTCATGCGACCCCACGTCCGCATGAACCACATATCGATGGTCACAGGATCGTAGCGACCATTAAGGTTTGAATAGAAACCGAAGCCTATCTTTGGCCCAAGGACCGCGCTGCCGTAAACCATTTCTTCGGCTGCGCCGGATACGTTTCCAAAGCCAGCCGCCTTCAACTCGCGAACGGTGTACTTGGTGGCAAAAAACTGAGATACAGCTTCCGCGCCATACGCTTGAACAACTGAGTTGAACAGTTGAGCGTTGGACATGATCGAAGATGCGGCTTTGCCCCAACCTTCGTTTTCGGGAAACTTGCCGTTCTTTGCGTAGAACTCGTACCAACGCTCCGCGTAAATAGCGTTAAGGTCTACCGATTGATTTTGAGAAGTTATTGCAAGCGCCGCTGTAAAATGCAGTTGTGCTGCCACATCAGTAGCGATTTCAGGATGCATGAGCGCAGCAACAGCAGAAGCCCTGCGCATTTCTTCTGTGTACCAGCCAGAAGCGTTCCGCTTACCAGATCGTGCCAATTCCGACTTAACCTCATGGGCTACAGTCGAAGCCAGCAATTCATCTTGTTGACCAGCGGCAGTGATTGGGCGTCCAAGTGTAGACAGTGTGCGCTGCTGTAAGGCAATTGCCGCCTCAGTAACGCCCATAGCTCCCTGCTTAACGTCAGGCTGCGCAAATAGCTCGTCAGCCGAAAGCTTTTCTGGTTTTATGTTTTTGTTGAATTTGCCAGTTTCTGTGTCTTTCCGCCTTCCGGAATACTGCACACCAGCCTCTGCACCAATCTCATCACTAAGTGGCGCAGGTCCAGTGAGGCTTTCCTGTGCCTTACCAGAGCTATAACCAGCAAAGATGTCGGCGGGTGACTTGATACCATCGCGACGAAGCAGGTTACCCATTGCTCTGCGGAAATCAGACAGCATGTCCACGATACGAATGAAGCTGGCCTTCAAGCCCTTCATGCTTTGTCCGCGATCTTTTGCGTCAGACAGCGCACCAAAGGCTACCGCTTGCGCTTCGTCCAGAGAGAACGGAACATCGCCAAAGTTATCTTTCAGCGAGTCATATACGCTTTGCTCACCGTCCATCGTAAGTGTCTTAAGCTTGCGCAGAATGCTTGCATCAAGCTGGTCTAGCGTCATGCCTTCAGAGAAGGATTGATTTAGTTGCGCAAAGGCTTGTGGGTCGTAAGCCTTCAGCATGTCTTGGATGACGTGGAACGCTTCGTGTGATGCGTTTTCGCGAGCCACCGCCATTACGTTTTCGGACAATGACATTGTGATTAAGCCACGGAAACCAGCGGCACTTACTGTTTTAAAGCGCGTAAATTCGCCGCCAGTTTCTTTTCCAACCTCAGTACCGCTGTTTGCTGCGGCCTTTTCGTCGGACGCCAACAGCGAACTAACAAAGTCGACATCAACGTTTGCGCCCTTTGGCAGAACAGTTGCCAACACCTCACCCATACGGAAGGCATAGTATTGCTGCAGAGGTGTGAAGTTGGTGTTTTTAAGTAGCGCACGCAGACGTTCGGCTATTACCTTACCCTGCCGACCACGCGCAGCGATTTTTTCCAGCCGGTCACTGATTACGGCGTCATAATCAATGGTGGGGGCTTGTGGATCAACCGCAGTATTGTCTTCTGTGACGTTGCCGCTTCGGCCCGAATAGCGGGTCTCTTGCGTAGTTCCTTCTTCTGGCTTGCCGTCCTTCTGGTCACCGACACGGCGCTCTGGTTCTTTGCGCGTTGGGCGTGCAGCATCCTCAGTCGGAAGGGCAGGCTGGCTTGGCGTTGAAGGATTTGTAGGCGATCCCTTCGGCTGCTTGGATGAAAATAACTTGCTGGTCTGGCTGACATCGTCAGGCATAACAAAGACCATGCCGCCATCGAACGATTCAATGTTTGGACGCACGTTATCTACGAAGAACTCTTCGGCAGTGTTTATGCAACCGAAGCTGATCTTGTTGTCGTTGGCTGTGTCTGTGTCGAGACGGCCTTCACGGTTTTCGCTAGCGGTTCCGTTGTATACAGAATGGACAGCAACGATTGCGCCGCCACCCGCTTTGTTTGCGCCAACGCCGACACCTGTCTTGGGGTCTACTAGGTATAGAACATACCCTCCAGTGTAGGAGCCTTTGCCAGCCTCCAGCTTGAATGTGCCAGCGGGGGTTACCTTTCCGCTGTCGGTTACATCTTCTGTACGATTAGCTTCATTGCGGCCTTCAGTCAGCACATCGCCAGCCGCCTTGCCGTAAAGGCTTGGTGCTGATGCCATGTAGGAACCATTGGCAGCAAATGCGTGGATCATGCCATTGGGCTTGTCGGCAATAAAGAATGACTTGCCGTTCTGCGTGGCAACAGGAGCCATTGTTTCGTAAACGCGCTGCGCCCCAACAGACATCTTGCCACGGGCAGCAACGGGAACTGCGCGGTGTAGGGTCTCGTTGTAGGCAATATCCTGCGCTCTGGCTTGCGGAATGGATGGGCCAGTAAGCGACATTGGGCTGAAGACAACAGCGGCAGACAAAGTCAACAGCGAGATGCGCTTGACGATGGCCCTGATCTTCTTGTCTACCGACTGCAGACCTTTGTTAACTGCGGTGACCAAGTCTTCAATAAAGCGCGTTTTGGCAGCGCCATTGTACTCCGGCTCCCCATAATGGTCGGCAAGTACATCCTTCTCAGCATCAGTCAGTTCGTTATGAACATCCTGCTTCGCATCTGTGCTTTCTGCGGCGTTTGAAGAAGCCTTCTCATCTGCTTCGCTGTAGATTTCCTCTTCGATGTCGGAGGCAAGGGTGTCTCTCTGCTCTTCTATTGCGTCCTCAAGCGCCGACATTCCCTCATCCCAACGCTCTGTCAGGGGGACATCTTTCATTCTCTCGTCTATATCGGCGTAGGCATCTTCATCAACGACACCTTCCCTGATCAGCTTCTTGGCAAGCTTACGAACCTCTGTTGCGTTCTCAGTGTCCTGTATGCTCTCGACGGCATCATCGAACCGCTGGTTATGCTCAACCATGCGCGGATCATTGTCGACATCGACCTCTTCGTCCTCAACTACAGTATCTTCTTCTGTAGCCGCAGGCTCTGCTGCCTTTGGCGCTGGCGGCGTCTCTTTCTTTGCAGCCGGTACTGGCGCAGGAGTAGGAGTAGGAGCAGGTAACGCTAGCTGTGGCGCTGGAGCAGGCAACGCTGCTTGCGTGGCTTGAGGGGGCGCTGGCGGAGCTTCTAGTATGCCTTCTACGTTTGGCTGAGTTTGCTGGTCTGCTTGAGCATTCTGCGTCTCGACAGGCAACTGGTCGGTGTTTGCTTCAAAGCCCGTTAAACGGGTAGGCGAGATTGTGGCAGGCAGTCCTGCGTCCTGCGTCGGAACCAGTGCGCGTGTGCTTGTGCGATCTACTGAGTTACGTGGGTTTAGGTCTGTGCCAGTACCTCTGCGCGGCGTGCGGACATCGCCTGCTAATTCCTGCGACATACGTGGCGTACCACGAACAACGCGATCAAACATTGCCGCAGGATCAACCTCTTCGGATATAGTAACGGGCCTGCCGTCACGTCCAGTTTCTGTCGGAGACTCGTATTGGATACGGACCATGCCGTTTTCCGCACCAACAATGGTAGCAGCGACACCGCCAAGGGCTTCGCCGTAGGCCTCTGGATTGAGGAAGAACTGAGCTTGCGGGTCAGAAGCTCCGGCACGCAAGTCTTCGCGCTGTGCGCCTGTTCCTGTAGCTTCGTCAAAGCGTTGCTGGCGGACACCAGCAAGACGGAATGCTTCCTGCGCATCACGCTCACGCTTGGCTTCGTCTGCAATCTGGTCGGGCGTCATAACAACGCTGCCTTCGCCGCCACGTTCTGGCCGTGCAAAGAAGGTTTCGCCCTGTTGTGCTGGCGGACTGTAATTCTCTACAATGCCGCGCAGAGTGCCGACAAATTGCTTGCCGCCCCTTTCGCTAGCAACGGTATCGCGAATAGCACTTAATGTCGGGCTGGCCGCTACAACCTCATCACCAATCTTAGTGAGTTCGTCTGTTATGAACTGGCGGCTCTGGCTAGTGGGGTTAGTACCGCCAACGAGACTTGAAATACGCCTCACGGCTTCCGGCTCTACACGCGCAGCTTCCTGCTCGTTTAGGATGCGTGCAACCTGCTCGACTTTGGTTACGTCTGAAACGGGTTGGGACAGAATGTCGGCAATGCGCGGCTGGCTCTGGTTGTTCTGCGCAAACTCAAGAACCTGATCCGGCGTCATGGTCATACCAGCAACGCGCATACTTCCAAGATCACGCATCTCGCCAACGTTCGGGCCTTCAATTTGACCAGCAACTTGCGTTACAGGATTGGCTGCGGCCCTTGCTCTAAGCGCAGAGGCAAGTTCATCGTCCTCCGCAGTACTAGAGGCACTATCTGCCCCAAGACGTACCGCTGTACCACCGATAGACTCGACAACGCCGGAAGGTATTTCGCCAGCAAACTCAGCGACAATATCTTGTGGGCTTGTGATCCGCCCATCTGCCGCCAACTGACCGGCTGCTTCACCGGCTGCGCCAAGAGTTCCTTGCCCAACAGTTTCTACCGCGCCAGCCGCCAATAAGCCGGTGGCCTTACGTGCAAGCCCTGCCTTTGCAGTATCGCCGATGATGGTTCTGGCAACAGGCGCACCACCCATTTTACCCGCAAGCGCCACAGACATTGCATCGAATGCACCAACTGCAATACCGCGACGAGTGCCGCGCCATCTGGCGTCCGACATTAGTTCTTTGTCGGCCATCGCTGCTTTAACGGATTCAGGATCGTCAAGGTCTACGCCATTTTCGGCGAACGTTTCCAACATTGTGTTGCCGTATTCAGTAGCAAAGCTGCCAATACCCGTACCAATGCTTGCGCCAGTTTGTGCGCCTTTTCCAGATCGTGTGGCAATCCCGCCAGCAACACCACCAACAGCGCCTAACGCCATTGACGGTAGAGATGATGGCAAGCTCTCAACTGCGACGTTTGTCAGTAGGCGGAAATTACTGAATATTTCTTTAGCAGAACCAATAATCCCGTCAGCAGCTTGGAACCGTTCGTAAGCTTCCTGCTCTGATTGGTTACGCGCACCAGCCATCTTTGAACGATTACGGCCCTCAATGATATTGCCGACGTCTTCTTCATCACCATAGCCGGTTGCAACGCCAAGTGCGCCACGAGTGGCTTGCAGGTTACCAAGACCACGCTCGACAGCAGCGCCATAGCCGCCTTTACCGTAGCCTCCGCTGCGATTAATCTGGTCACGCGAACGTATAATGTCTTGGATGTCGGTCTCTGCGTCCGCCGCTACTTGGTCGCGGTTAGCTTTCACCCGTTCAGTGGCACTCTCAAAGACAGGCAGGAAATCGCCAAAGCTTTCTACGGCGTTAAAGATGCGGCTGTTTTTCCGCGACTTCTGGATGTTGGCAACTTCCTGATCTGCTCTTTTCACCTTTGAACGTATGGCGTTGATGGCAGAGTTACCCATGTCTTCGTCTATCGTGGTGCGACGTGGCTGGGTTTTAGGGGCAGATGACGCTGTTGTTGATGGCTTTAGACCTCCACCTGTTTTTACTTCAGAAAGCAGTCGGTCCATTGCAGACATGTAATTGTTATCAGCCATCACTTACCCTATAATAAAAACTCAAAATAGGCCAGTTGTTAGCCGCCAATTGCTTGTAATACTTTGTTTGGATCAAAGCCTCCAGAGTTGGCAATGCCGCCCTTCTTTAAAATAGCGGCATAGTATCTTGGATCGCGAGACGCTCTGTCTATTACAGAGTTAATTCCTTTAACAACGTCTGTGCCTTTTCCGCCTATTCCTTCAACACGATCATAAGCTCTAGTTGTATTTGACTGCGTATATTCGCGACCAACTTTAGCCATGCGCGGAAACAAAATTGAGCCAACGGTGCTGGGGTCGTTGTTCCTAAGTAGAGTGAGCTCGCGGCCAATCTCTGTTTGGTACGCAAGCTTGTTGGAAACCTTAAGCGTTCCGTCGTTTAGGCCTTTAAGGGCATCCTCACGACGGCTCACTTCAAACTTTAACATCTCGCCAAATAGCTCTGGATCGGATGTGCGGAATGCGCTTACCAGAGAAGTCCGCGCTCTTGGGTCGTCTGCAATATTCTTCATCGTGTTGGAAAACACAGCGGCCTTGTCAAACAAACGTGCGGCTGGCATGCTACTGCTCTTCTTTTCCAGCTTTCCGGTTCTTGGGTTGATGCCGACAAAGTCGATGTTGACCATGCCCTTTTCCCTAGAAGGTCGAAGATCAGAGATGGACAGCGTTCCTCTGCGGAATCCTAAGTTATCAGCACTCTTACCAAGATCGATAGCGGCCACATTAAGCACTGCACGCTTCTGACGCGGGTCTTGGAGCCATTTGCCGGTAGGGTCATTCATAGCCGCAACAAGATCGCTGGCACCGACTGCAGCACCCGCCATGCGCAAGACAGAGTTTCCTACTCTTGGGTTGTTGGCAATGCCTTTGTAGTCGCCGCTTTGGATTGACGAGACAAGCAAGCGGAAAGCGTTCTTTGAATCCGCATCTGCACGCGCATAGGCAGAGTCGCTTTGGCGAAGGGTTAGTTCTTTTTGGGCAATACCAATGCGTGCGCGTTCATTACCAACCTGCGCCCAACCCTGTCCTGTCCTTGCTTTGCTTGACGCAATACTTTCCGTATTTATTTGGTCGATCCAAGAGTTGTTTTTTTCCGTGCCTTCATTGAGGAGTGTTTTTCCACGCAAATCTTCATCCGCAACCTTCTCGTTAAAAACTCTCCGCCCAATGTCGTACACGCTTTGTTCTTTAGCGCGGCCTTCACCAGCCATCATTACTTCCGTAGCCTTTTCAGCACGGCCATCTACCTTAAGCGCCATCTGACGATTGAAGGCGGTCTCTTCATCCACACGCGCTTCATCGCGGTAGGACTTCATGATCCCTAGCCCCTGACCAAGAGCGTTCGAGAATGATTGTGCTGGATCAATTGCCATGAACTAATGCCTTAAAAAATGTCGAACATTGAATCGAGAAGAAGGGCCGCTCCGGCCCCAATCAGTAATGGTGTGGCAATTGCGCCAATTGCAGCCATAGTACCAGTTGCTGCGCCGCCTGCTGCAGCGCCTCCAGCCGCTGCGGTTGTTGCCGCCGTAGTGCCTGCCGCTGTTCCCGCCGCTGCACCTGCGGTGGTCATTCCTGCTGTTGTTGCGGCTCCGGCTCCTAAACCAGTGCTTGTTCCAACCGCGCCACCTGTGGCAACAAGTCCACCCGATGGTAAGGCGGCTGGTATTACTGTTGGGACAATCGTTGTAGCACCAATCGGTGCAGCAATAGTTGCAGTATTGGCTGCAGCGTTTGCCGCCATAAGATTGTTGACGCCAATAGAACCACCAAGACCTGCGCCGGTAGTGACCATGCTTGCACGCTGCGCTGCACGCGCTTGCCTCAGTTGATCCCCCATTGCATTGCGGCTGTCTTCTAGATTGGCTGACTGCTGGAACCCAACATTCGCCTGCCCAAGAGTGTTACGGCCTACACCGATCAAACCTGCCATTATTAACCTCCTGCCTGATTACCAGAGCCGGATACGAGTGAGAGCGCACGGGCTTCATCTGCAATACGGGCTTGGTTCATTGCGGCGACTTGACCGCCAGTGATTTCATTTGAGGTCGCAATTGATGGCGCTCGTGTCGCAAGACCAAAGCGACCCATCGCACGTTCCTGTTGACCCTGAAGGTTTAGGCCAGCATTCCCAACGGATTGGTTAGCTCGTGCAACGTCATAGCCAAGGTCTTTGGTATTGCGTCCATCAACCTGCCCGACCAGATAGTTTTCTACTGGTGCAAAGCGGTTAAGGTAATCCTGATACTGCGCACGCTGCACTGCAGCATTCAAGTTTGATGCACCCTTCTTTTTATCAGCAAGGTAGTTTGAAGGGTTAATATCTCCGTATGCGCTATCCGTTGGGTTGTAGCTGACGTTTCCGCCATACAACCCGCCACCTGCTCCGGTGGTGACGGTATTTGGATCAGCCTCAGTAAAATTAGAAGATGAATAACCAAGGTCCGATCCAAGTCCAAAGAACCCGCCGCCAACACCATACGGGTTACCCGCTGGCTGGGGAGCAGTATCCATAATGGCCGGTGCGGACATCATTGGCGCTGCCGGAGTTGTCGGAATAGGTGCGTAGGTCTCAAATGTCTGGCGAAACTCTTGCGGAATCTGATCTGTGCCGCCCATGATTTCAGCTAAGTTTTCAAAGAAGCTCATTAGCCACCTCCCCTTCCGCTAGTCACGCCGCTAAATGTAGTCTTTGGCGTTGACGGACGTTTTAGTTTTGAATCAACATACGGAGCCGCCGCATAGCCAAGACCGGCTGAAACACCGGAGCGGATAATACCGCTGGAGTTAAAGGCATTTTCGGATGATTGGTTTGCATTCTCGCGTGCAGTCTTAGCAATGTCGCCCAAACCAGTGATGGCGTCCGCTGCCTGACCCTGACCAATTGCAGTGATCCCACGCAATCCCTGATAGAAGCGATCTGTGTTGGCGACTTTAGCGCCGGATACACCAAGACCCTGACCAACCGCTTGCGCACGGCGCAGGGCTGCACTGTTGCCTTCATACGCACCAGAGGATGGATCGACGCCCTGTTGCATCATCTGACCAGAGAGATCGTTTTGAGACTTCTGGAAGCTGCGCTGATACTCTGCCGCTGCAAGACCGCCTGCAGTCTCGTAGTTGTCCTGATTACGGACATCAAAGACCTGCTGAATGTACTGGTCTTCAAGAGGCGCGAAGACCTCTTTGTAGCGGTTAAAACGTTGCGCAGCGATTTCCGCTAATGCACGCTCCTGCTCAGTCTCGTCAGGGGTTTTGGCACTTCCCATTACAATTGTTTCCTATACGTCGTGCAGACAGATGTGTAGCCATGCTTGTCGGCTACTCTCTTGAATCCCGAACGCGGGGAAGAGAACTCAATGTAGCCAGCACCCACCTCTTTTGCTAATTCCTCTAGCAAGGGCTGATACTGATCAATAGCGTCTCCCGTCTTATTATAAGCCACATCAA